CTTTTTATTTCGTCTGCAATAAAATAACCAATGCCTATCCATATTGCAACATTAAAAATAAAGAAAAAGATTTTCTCAGGAATGGTAAAAATCCAAATTAGTATTTCCATTACTTTCCTCTTTTATTAATCGTTGTAAAAACCAGTTAGCTTTCTGTAAATCTTCTAAGCCGTTCTTCTTTTCGTATCTCCATAGATACTTTATTATACTTGCTTTTAAGTATCCTTTAAACTGTTGCTCATTTAATGAAGCTTTTATTGCTTCAATACATTCTATGTCGCCAGACTTGTAGTGGTCAGGGTTGATATTATCTGTCATTTCCACCAAATCCTACAATAGTCTATATACTCCATAAAAGGTTTAAAAATCTCTTTAGCTTTATCATCTACAGCTTTATTTGTGTATGGGGCGATAGCTTTTAATAATACTTTACTTACTACAAGAATAACTATAAGTAAAACTGTTTTCATATATTCTCTCTTTGTTTTCGTTTGTGTTTTAGATACCTCAAGTATCTTTTCATATTTCTTTCTATTTTATACTCCATATAGAGTTTAAATACTATAAGTCCAACTATTACAACTACATTTAACCAAACAAAGAACATTACCAGCCGCCATCTTTATCTCCCTTTTTCTTTTTAAATTTAAAGAAAGTTAATCGACCACTTAGTCCAAACAAAACAAAAGCAGTTATTAAACTAACAACTGCTATTGCTATAAAAATCTGTATTGCTGTATCCAGCAAAACTATAACGCTCATTTCGTACATTATCCCATAAATTGCATAAACTCATAGATTGTTATTACTAAGTAAAAAAATCCGCAAGTTCCTAAAAATTGTTTCAATCTTCTATCCCTTTTCATTTAGTTGTTGTTTAGTCAGGATTAAATCTGCTTCTTTATCGGCATTTTCTTGTCTAATTTTTTGTCCAAGCATTTGTGTAAATTCTTCTAAATACTCTTCCAAACTCATGCCTCTTTCACTAGCGTGTGCAGCGGCTTTCATTAATAAAGTAGAGTCTAACTTTAGTTTATACATCTTCCCAAGCTTTTCCTTGAAATAATAAAGCTTCTGCTTCTCTTCTTCGTACTAGACCATTTAATACTTGGCCTCCTGCTTTGTTCCATCTTTTTATTTCAAATGGAACTTCTTCATAGATAGCTTTATTTAATACTTTTAATAAAGTAGACTTACTAAGATTAGTCGGACCAAGATTGTAAACCCATGCTACTAAAGCATCGAATTGATTTTGGTCTAGTCTAACTTTTACCATATCATTGATATAGCCTTCATATTCTACAAGTTCTTCTTCAAGCATTGCCTCTGCTTGTTTGAGAGAGATATTATCTCCTTCTTTTACTCCTTTTGTATGACCATATCCAATAGTCCATACTCCAACTGAGTCTTGATAGGCTTGTAATTCTATCCCTTCAAACTTTTTAATTAAGGCTATGCCTTCTTTACTTATCTTCATTTTTTCTCCAATGTAAGCAACCTTGTTTTCTCCATATCTTGCGATACTTCTTCATTCTAGTTTCGTGTTCGCTTACTGCTTTTTTATACTTAGACATGACATCAGCGGCATCATCTACTGCTGATGGTAGTTCATCTCTAGGATAATAAGGTACTCCGTCAAGTGTATGCTTCTTCATTTCACTTAATGAATTCTTGTAGTTCGGCATATCCACCTATGTGTAAGAGAGATGAGTCAGGCTCTACTGAGTCATCTTCGTTATATTGTTTAAATATCTGAGGCATAGTTCTAGCAGTTGGAGCCAACTGCATGAGTTCACTTATGCTATAATCTACTCCAAGTTGATAATAACTAAAGTCTATATCTTTACTACTACACAACTGTTTAGCTTTATCGCAAAAGGGACAATCCTCTTTACCATAAATTTTAATCATTATTTAATCCTATGTAAAAACTCTCTCCACAACCACATCTAGCTGTTTCAAGAGGATTTGTAAATGTAAATTCCTCTCCAAACTTATCTTCTACCCAACCCATCTTAGTTTGGGACAAAAAAGGTTCATTTTTTGAGTGAACATACAGTATTTTTTGATATACAATATCATCTAAAGTTGGTTTTTTATACTCCAACTTTAAATCATACTTATATCCACTACAACCAAATTGAGTCAAAAAGAGACGAACGCCACAGGCATTTGCTGTGGCAGTTCGCTCTTGTAGTTTTTCAACTGCTTTTTTACTAATTTCCATAGTGTATTAAATTGAAGTTGTTCCCCAAAGTAGAAATGCTAATATACATAACATTAATGTAAATGGCATTTTATTTTCCACTTCTTGTTTTTCAAAATCATACAATTTTCTTACACCCTGTCTTAGCTTAGTTGCTATTGTTTCCACTATTTATCTCCAAAATCTTTCGTGTGGAATTCGGAGTTCTAGACAAGGCGATTGTCAATAAGCCATTTGCTAATTCGACATCGTCTACTTGAATGTCGGCATTAATAATGAACTTTCGTTCAAAAGACTTGAGACTTAATCCCTGATGAACAAACTGTTCTTCTCGGGATAGTTTTTGTTCTTTCTTCCCTCTTACGAGCAATTCAGTTTTATCCTGAATTAACTCTAGTTCTTCTTGTTGCCAGCCTGGCACAGCAATCTCTAAACGAAAACTGCCTGCTACTGTATTTTCGACTATGTTATATCTAGGGTAGGAGGTATCTGAGTTCTTCATATACCAGTCGTTTTCCATACCTAGCCAAATTTTGCTAAAATCAATCGTCATAATTATTCCTCCAAATGTTCACGATTTGTTAAACACTTTGTATCTCCAAGTCGGTAGATACACCAAATATCGAGGTATTACTATAATACTCCCGATAATTATATTATATCAAAAACATACCAAAAAGTCAAGAACTATTTTTAAGTTAGTCCTCAAAGTCAATATGTTTATTCTCTTTCATGTAATCTAGCGTAGCTGAAATCCCTTCTCGTTTGCCTATTTTATAAGCGCCCCAAACAGCAATCCCTAGCCATACTATGTACGCATAATCTATTTCATTCATAAGATATATTATACCAAAATATAAGTGCAAGGTCAAGAAATGTATCAACACATGGTAAAAATAGTTCTTGACTTCAAGGTCTGTTTTTGTTATAATATATTAAATTGATAGAAATATCAATTCGTTCATCTTACCATGTAAGACGGAAGTAGGTAAAGGGAAAACCTCCTTCTTTTAGAAGGGTTAGCAAGTAGCAGTAGCGAACGAGACCGAACTTTATCCGAAGGAACGCATGAGAAGGGTTAGCGGATTTATCCGTGAGTACGAAATCGAATGTAAACTGGAGGAAATATGTTTTACAGAGGCATAAAAATAACTCCCGAAAATGTAGCAGTTGAAAAAAGAGTTTTAACTGGTGGCGTTTATCGTGGAGTAAAGCACGACCCAGTTAAGAAATCAAAATCCATAGCACGCTTTGACGGTATTTATCGTGGAGTTAAATGGGAAGGTTAATTCTTAACTAATTTAAGAGGGGAGGCTTTGGGTCTCCCCTTTTTTATTTCTTGACTTTGAACTCAAAACAATATATAATAAATTATGACTAAACAATGGACTACGCCTGAGAAGCACAGACTCAAAAAATTTTACAATGCTGTTGAAACAAAACAGTTGTTGCTATTATTTCCTGGGCGTTCATTACAGTCAATTCAATCACAAGTCCACTACCTAAGAAAAAGAGGGTGGACTTTTCACACTAGGAGAGACAATGCCATCGATTGATTGCAAAAATATGCCTACTCACAGAGCGTTGCGTATATTCAAAAGAAAATGTGATAACGCTGGAATTGTACTCGAAGTTCGTAAGCGTCAGAGTTACGAAAAGCCGAGTGCCAAGAGGCAGAGGTTGAAAAACGCTGCGCGAAGACGCAATCAAAAGGAATTAAGCAGGATAAAATCACTAGCTTTAGAGGCAAAGAGGAAGGATAGACTTATTCCTTGACATTCCAAAACATTTCACATAAGCAAAAATAAAATATTTTATCATTTAACTAAGGTATTCGAAATCAGCGTTTCATAACCTGAGAAAAAAATTTCTTGCGTTTTTGATAAAGTCATGGTATAATATTTATATTAAAAATAACAGTTAATCACAACAATCTACAATTCATCATCTCTCTTGATGACCTTGCTTAATGACACTTCGTGTGAAGATAGCTCTGTAGCGCAAGCGAAAGAGCTTACCTTCGAAGTTGTCGTTAGTAGCAAGGAAGACAACGATGCAACTTAAGTTAATTAACTGTGACCAATAAAAACCAATCAAAGTTGCAATTCGTTTTTCCATTTATTCCACAATTTACTACAAATTCGCCCAAATTTTCTCTGATTTTCCGATATTTTTATTAAGGACTTATGTAAAGTTATCAGAAATTTGTAGCTTAATCTCCTGACTATTTCTAGTATTTTTAGTTTTACTACTTAGTTTTAATACTTATGGGATTGTTTAACCCCGTAGCGACCCCGTTAAGAGTTTCGAGTTCGTTGCAAACCCCGCTACAGAGTTTAAATTTATTTGGCATAATAAGAGTCTTGGATAATCTTCACATTTCTACTTTCTGTAGTAAATCGAAAACCATCTTCATCTTCTAGTGTAATTCCTACTTTACCATTGAGTGCTTTTAGTGGTCGAGGCATATCAACTACTTTGAAGTAATGTCCTCGTTTTGCTACTATTTCCACTAGCTTTTGGTTAGTCGGTATTACCTTTGCAAATCTTTTTGACCAAGCAGAAGTCATTGTGCCTCCTCTTGTGTTAGTGTTGCTACTAAGACTTTTAAATCAGCTTTGGGAGATTTCTCAAGTCCAGCGATATCCTGATAGCTAATACCAAGTGCCTTTGCTATACCCTCTACTATTTCTTTTTTAGTTATTGGACTTTCTCCAGTCTTAGTTTTATATACTGATTTTTGGTAAACTCCCTCTCTTGATAGCTTACCTATTACAGATTTTACACTTTTGTTTAATTCTTCAGCTAGTTCTTCTACTGTTTGCCTAGTAGGATTACTGCCATACTTTGTTTTCATAAGCTCTACTTGTTCTTCTGTGTAGTTCACACTCATGCTATCACTCCTAACTCCTTTGAGTTTTCTTCGCTTTTTAACTTTCTTTCGTATGATTTATAGAGGTCAGATGCTTCAGCTTGACTCATTCCCATGTCGTCTGCTGTTTTAGCGACTGATTGTAAGAATGAAAACTTAGCTAACTGATACTCATTTATACTATCCCATACTTCAAAAGCAAGCTGGTTAATTATTGTTGTCGATTTCATGCAACTCCTTTATTCTGTTTAGTATTGCTTCATATTCTTTATTTAATACTAGCAATTCTTTATTAATTATGTCTAACTGGTCTAATAGAGTAGTCATATCTTCATCGCATTCTCTTAAATACTTCTGCAATGCTTCTATCTCTTTTACTCTCCACTTAGTGCCAATTCGTTCTTTTAGTAGTATCTTAGGGAACTGTATGATATTATTGTCGTTCTTTTTCTCTGCCATATCAACTCCTTAAATACTTTTCTAATAGCGCTTCTCCTTGAAGTTTCTCTCCAAACATCATCTTAGCGCCTGTACCATGCACTTCTCTTAGCACAGTTCCGTCATTATAGCTGGTGTCTGTCACATAGCCACATCTCATGGGATTAGGATAATCGTACCCAACTTGAGTAGTGTCTGTATTAAATATATGTACTTGTACTACTCCTCTTGCCCATTCCTCTGCTTCTAGCATTAGTCTTTGCCTTGCTACTTTCCATGTGAATTCCGTCATAAATCACCAGCCTCTCTGTTTTCACTTCTGTGAACTTCAAATCCGTTAGGGTATCTTTTTTCTAGCTTGTTGATGTTTTCTTGCATCACTTCTTCAGGCTCAAAACCTAAAGCTTTACAGCCTTGTACCCAATACCACAAGATATCTCCCAGCTCTCTTTTCATATGAAAGCGTTCATCTTGTGTAAATTCTTTGCCTTGAAAGATAATTTTCTTACTTATCTCAGCAAACTCTCCACTCTCAGCTAACATTCCTACTGATGCTGTCAATAATCTGGGTATGTTAGCAATATTTTTTAAATCATCTAAACGACCTATTAAAGCCATGTGGTGTTTAGACTCATCACTTGTAGTTTCATCTACAAATTCAGCATAATCATTAATTTTTATACTCATTTAACTCCTTTTTTTGTTAAAGATTTAGCTTTGAGAAGCAATGCTTCTGCCCACTTTTTATCTTTAGCTTGATGATGTTGGTTCATAAGCGAACCATATCGTTTTAAACTGTGAAAAGGTACAATTTGATTATCCGATAGAATACATACTATATCTTTCACAGGTTTTTTAGAGGGAACAAAGCGCATTTCTGATACTACTACTTTCAAATCGCCTCTTGTGTAGACTAAATCGCCTACTGCCGCTTTTACTCCTTGTCTTATCATCTGCCTTGCCCTCTATATTTTTTGTATGAACGCTTTTTATTTTTGTTCATATGTTTAGTAGAGATTTTAGTTCTTCTACTTCTACCACCTTGTCCTTGTGATGTTGATTTCTTTACGCTTACATGTTTCTGTGTAAACGCTCCTCTAGTTAGTCTAGGCACTATCCACCTCCTTTAGATTGTTGGATTAATTCTTCTATTGTTTTAGGTCGAACTTTTTGTTGAGGCAAAGAAGATTTTTTATCTTCCTTTATGCACTCAACTATTGCATGAATACCATCATAATGTAAGTCTAACTCTAGATTTTGCCTTCTAGTTCCATTCTTGCGAATGTAATTATACATCTTTTTGATACTTAGCATATTCCACCCACCTTTTGAGTACGAACTATCTTAATACCTCTACGAACTAATTCGTTTCTGCACTTCTGTTTTACTTTAGGTTTTACTCTGTCGCTGTTAATAGCTTCAAACAGAGCCTCTTTTGTCATTTGCTTTACATAAAAGTGCTTGACGGGTTGTTTATTCGCAGAAACACCTCGAACATATACTCGTTCACTTGCTTTAAATTTTGTTGGCATTTCTACTCCTTAATGTTTTTGTCTTTGTTTTTCTTCCATTAGTGCGACTCCGATAAAGAACTCTAACTGTGAAGCAAGTTCTTTATCTTCATCTACTAATACCTGTGCTACAGTTTCAGTTTTCAACTCTTTAAAGTTTACTACTTTAACTAATAGTTGTGCTAGCATAGTTTCTAAATCCATACTAGCAACCATACCCTGCTGGGTACTCCTTCATGTCTGCCAAGAAGTCGCCAATGGTTTCCAAATAATCTTGGTAAGTCCAATCTATGCTACTTTTATCGTAAGCGAACTTCATAGCTTCTAATATGGCATTTTTGTCGTAATACTGCCAGCCTTCTTCTCCTTCAAAGTGTTCAAGAATTTCCTGAGCATCGAGATAGCCATAGACTATTACATCATTTGCTTTCTCCCACTTAGATAAATCTTGCCACGATTGACTTACTGAAAAGTCTGGCTCTTTGCTTTCTTCTGACATTTGTTTTGTCTCCTGCTTTAGCTGTTGTCTGTTATAATCTTTGGCAGAAGTATGCCTTCCACCTTTGTGGCTACTATACTTTGCTGTTAGATTTCTAATTTTCATACTGAAATTATACAGGGATTTAAGGAAATTGTCAAGAACTATTTTCTGTGACCTTGAAATTTTAATGTGGAATAGGTGTGAGATAAAAAGAAGCCACGACATGCGTGGCGAGAAAACTTAGTTTTACTACTTTTAGTTTGCCTACTTTAGCTCGAGCAAAGTAGAGGTTTGTGGAGTTCGCCTATCTCTCCGACCAAAGTCCCGCGAGCACTGTGGTGCATTTCGCTTGGGACGGGTGGACCGAACTTTTCAATCTTTAATAGTTCTTTCTGCGTAGAGTAGACCATCAGGATTTAATACTGCTACGGGACCATTGCCTCCCAAGTTTAAATAGCTTTTGTTATTTATTTAAAGGTCGGATTTGTACAAAGCCTAACCTACCGACTCTTGTTGTATATTTAAATTGACCGAAGCGCTTAACCTTCTTGCAGATACTTGAATGTTCTTGAGCACGAGGCTCTCAACAGTCGGATATCTCCGCTTGAACACTAGGCTTATTTGAGATTTACGCTAGAGTTCCGTTTTACTACTACTCACGCTAGGATTTACACTGCTCAAAAGCTAAAAGCTTTATTCTTGTTCAGCTACTATCATTCGCCTAAAAGGTAGTGCCACTTCGGGCAAAGTTAGAGTGGGAAAGATTACAGCGAACCTATATCTTCGCCGACCACTCTGTTCTTGTTATGCCTGAGAGTTTATCGACTGTCTCAGGCGGAGTCCACAAAATGTTTCTGTCATACAGTTTCGGTACTAAGCTCTGGGCTGTTCGCAGTGCCATATTCAATAGTGCATTTGTGCCTTTTATCACTAGGAGTCTTTAGTTTTCCAACTGCTAGAATTCTCACTAGCGTAGATGGAGGAGTTCGCATATACCTTCAGAACTTGAGCCAAACCACCGACTCTCGTTTATTAGTGTTTCT